CTTATATTCAATACCATTTATTTCTACGGTGTCTGTTGCTTCAGCTTTATTCCGCCACATCTTTGTAACTTTTCTTTTTGTTTTCAAGCAGTCGCTCATACTCTCGGCACCCTTATGGTCTATCAAAGTACCATCAGCAAATACACAAACAGCAAACACTGCTTCAACTTCTGTCTCTTTTTCTATTGGACACATTTGATGTCCATCTTCTCCACACCCTGTGCAATTGGCATAGAGAACAGCTGTAAATGCAAGCGTGTATAAAAATAACAACATACCTATAACGTATTTCATAGTTTCACCTTATTTTTCTTTTCCTTCTCAAAGGTTAATATTTTCTTAACTACTATTAGACCTTCGTGATTTTCTCCGAGTTGTACTTCATGTTTCTCACAAGCAAATCGTGTCTTGCCTGTATAAGAATCTTTCCAACCGTTCCGTTTCAGATTTCGTTTCATTTTTAGGCAACCACCCATGCCCATCTCTACCCATTGACCGGCACTGTTTTCGTGGTGTCCCATCCACTCTTTTGGTATATCGTTAATGTATAATACCAAAACCATTAATGTTACTATTGTAGCTGTCATTCGTTATGTCCTCCATTCGCCTTTAAAGCTGCTATAGCATCCCGCAACAATTCAATTCGTTCTTCTGCTGAACTAATACGTTTTTCAAAAAACTCTAAAGTCAAAGCCTGTTGTTGGTCATGTGGGGCTTTACCTGTATCTATTTCGTCTGCCAGTTTTTCAAACTCACTAGCCAAATGTTCTATAAGCATAAACTGCTCTGAATCGGCAGGCGTAGTACCCAGGTCTCCTCTCGGCCATTTTATTCTAAACTCTGTATTCTTTATTAGGTCAGACTGAACTAAAATTGCTTGAGTTTCTATCTTATTCAATCGTTCAATGATACCAAAGTATCCCCATACACCAAAAGCAACAGCAACAACCATTGAGATTAAGTTTCTCACCGGCATTGCAAATCTGGTATTATCGTTTATTTCATGTGGTTTTTCTGCCATAATATTTCACCTTTCTTCATTTCGTTTCCTCTTTTGGATCTCCTCATCCATCTCTATGAATATATTTAGTTTTTGGTCGAGTCTGATGAGGTCATTATCTAACATTCTTATTCTATCAATCAACGCAATCAACACGCCTTGGGTAGCACCAAGTTTAGGTTTTATTTGAGTTGTTACAAATTTCCAAATGAAGAATATAAAGTAACCCATACCCCCTGCCATAGCAATTGGCATTCCATATTGCTCTACAAACTGGACGAAATTCATCAGTCTTTCCTTGCGTCCTTCTGACCATCGGCTCTGGCAATTCTATCTAAGTCTGGTCTCACACCAACGACTGTAGACATAAGAGTATCAATACGGATAATCTCATTGTTCATTGTCTTGACCCGCAGGTCCAATGCAGTAATCATACCGTGTAAAGTTGCGGCTTGACCTACCACAGAATCAAGGATATACTTGATGAGTAAAACTATAAAGAAGCCGCCAGCGATTGCTGCGGCCGCACTAAATCCTAGCTCTAATAGTTGAGCTAGTAAGCTTAATTGTTGCTCCATTCTTTATTCATTTCCTTTTCTACACTCCATGTGGTCGCTCATCTCACAAACAATGTCACTTGCTGTTTTTTTAAACAGAAAAGGTAATATAGCATGAATAAATGCAATAACAAATAAAAATAAAAAAGTGAGACTATACCGCATGGCCGCTAAACCATGTTGTAAATAAGTCTCACCTAACTCGTTAGGATGTTTAGTAAATATGTTCACATAACTATTTATCGTCGAACATATCCGCTTGAGGAGATTTTTTAGCAACAGCAGCTTCGTGTTTGCCTGTCACTTTATTTAAAATACTCTGCACTTTAATATCAAACCAGATGCCCCAAGTAGTACCAGAAAACCATTTATAAAATGTGTTTCCTATCATACTAAAAATAATTGAACGCATTACCATCCAAAATAAAATACCCATTACGTCTGTGCCATGCCAGCTTTACGGATGGCAAACCTCCCAAAGGGTCTTACTGACCAGTAACACGGTTTGGCTTTCCACATCTTAACAGGTGGTTCAGCGTTTGACATACCTTCTAAAAATGTACGGTCAGCTGCTGCTCTCATTTCATCTACTAACTTAATTTCATGTGTTTTATTCTTGAGTGCATCTCTCAAGGCACCATACAATACATCATGTATGATGGCTGCTCTTGCCACATCCCATGGTGCAACAAGAGCCCAACCTGCTCTAGGAATAGAAGCAAGGTCTGTATCATAACCTGCTGGGGCATAAACTTTAGAACCGCTTGACGGTTTGTGGTGTGCAATTTTCACACCCATCTCTTTCCAGATACCGTGATGCTGACTTGCGGCTTGTGATATGAACCACATTTCTTTATTGAGTTCCCAATGCATCTTTCCGTGAAAGGTGCAATCAAGTTTACCAGACCATACTTTCATTTTATTATTCCTTTTCTTTTGTAAACAGTGTCCATGCACCATAGGCAATTGCGGCCCAGGCAGCCCACTTAACTAATGGTGAAAATAACAAACATACTACACCAACACCAATCAACATCCAACCATCCCATGATGTTCGTTCTGAAATAAGTTTCTTTAACATTATTTTTCCTCGTAATATTCTTTGTATTGTTTAAGTATAATAACATACTCTCCTATGAGTTGCCTTATCTCGGCAATATTCATAGCAAGTGTTTCATAATCTCCATGCCTCAATGCAAACAAAGCCACTCCTTCATTATCGTCTTTTATCTGTTGCCATATTTCATCAATATTTTCTTCAGTAACAATAATCCACTCAATGTGGTCTAACGATAATGGCGTTGGGTTCGCTAAGCTTAGGGGTAGTTTCTTTTCTATTTCTTTTTGAATAACAATTTTAGCTTCTGGTTGTACTTGTTTACTAGCACACCCCACAAGAAATAATGCCATAACTGGCAATAACCAAATCACTTTTTTCATCCCGACTCCTCCTGACCATACTTAGGATGTATGGTAGGGCATTCTCTATTATACAATGAAGGCTTATCTGCGGCCTCCTCATCAGGTGTCAATGGTGCACCTGTCAATACTTCAAAACATCTCATAGCATTATCTGAAGCTCTATTGATAACTCTAACGACCAAGCCCGGCTTATTCTGAGCTAGAATATCTAACTCATGCTTACCTAGTTTCTTTGCAAGATTATCCTTCTCGCCAGAAAGGCGGTCCGTTTCAGCTCTCAATGCAGCGTTTGCTGTTTGTATATCTTCAGCCTGTTTAGCCTTTGCAGCAATAACAGCCTGTTGTTCAGCTATCGCATCGTTTAACTTCAGTTCATTTTCTTTTAATACTTCTTGGTTGATTTGTAGTACTTGGTTATCTGCCTGTAACTTTTGCATATAAGTCCAAGCACCAAATCCTCCACCACCCATCAGTATCACTAATATAATTACAATCTGTATCATAATATAACCTCAAATTATCTTTTCATCTGCGACATAGCAAAATCGGCGAATGTCATCAAGCCTCTTTTGTCTTTAAGCATCTTATCTACTTTCGCTCTATTTTTATCATTTAAAGCATCATACACCTGTACCATTGCAGATGCACTAAACAAATCTACTTTACTTCCAGCAACCTTACCCATAGATTTTGTTTTTACTATCTTACGAAGCGCATCAACTTCTTTAGATGATGACTTAGCCGGAATACTTACACTCGACTTCCCACCACCTTTCTTTTTAACTCTGGATAGGTCACCCTTCTCTCCAGGACTTATAGATATGCTAGCTTCATCAACGGTTAGATTTTTTTTTTCTTCGCCTACTGGGTCGTCATCTTCATCTTCTTCATCGTCGCCCTTCTTACCCTCTTTGGACTTTTTCTTAGCAGCAATAGCCTTTTTCAATGCAGGTGGAAGTTCGCCTTCAGTAAATTCTTGCTGTTCTTCTTTAGTCCAATTCTTGTCGATGTAATCAAAAAACTTTTTCTTTTTCTCGTCATCCATCTCGGCGGGACTCTTTGCACCAAACTTCTTCAGTGCGGCTTGGAAAAACTTCTGATACTCTTCCTTTGTGCCTTCGTGGACTGTCTCTTCATTAGCTGTACGCAAAGCATCTTTTACTGCTGGGTCGTCAGACAAGCCTCGTTTCATCTTCTCTATCTTCTTAACTGCGCCAGTCATATCGCCACCCATCTGGTCAGCGATTTGGACAGCCTTCTTAACTAATGAAGATGAAAACCCTTCTTCAACGGCTTCCTTTTTCAATCTTTCTTTGCGGAGTTGAATTCGTCGTAAAGTTTCTTTATAAGATTTAGTACGGCCATCTACTTTCTTAGGCTTTACTTCTTCTTCTTCGGCTTCAGGCTCATCATAATGTTTTTCAAGTATAGCGGGCACTTCAACCTGTGGCATAGCTCTCTGCCAAACAGAATACACAGATTCTTCTAGTGAACCTTCTTTAGTTTCTAAATATTTTTTACTCATTGTTTGTTCTTCCGTAGCTGACTGTTTTATTTTCTTTTGTATATCAGTTAGTTTTTGTACTCGTTCTTGTTCTTTAGCAATAGCTAATTGTGCTGCTGCTATAGCCTTTGCAATTTTTAATTCTTTTGCCTTTGCCTTATCTGCCTTAGGGTCATCTCCCATTTCGGCTTCACTCATTTCCTTTTTCGCCATATTAGTGGCGACTGCCATCTTAACTTCTTTCCACCTCTCACCATATCTCTTTTGAAAATCACCATCATCTAAATCTTTAGCGATTGCCTCTCTACGAGATAATTCTTTAGGCGATAACACTCTTTCATCTATATTTATACTATGCTCGATTTTAATATTTTTCTTCTTTCTCCAATATAAAACAGTTGCCGCATCATTAATTTGGTCTGACCAATTGCCAGGTCCTTGGGTTGCCTTTTTAGATGTTGGATTCGCTTGAACAGCCTCACCTGCATCTTTTATAATGTAGAGTAACTCTTTATCTTTTAAATCCCAAAATCTTTCATTCTCAATACGTGCTGCACCTCTTGGGCGCCCTGCTTCTGTAATCATTTCTTCTTTTATAGCAACTAGACTTGCACCCATATCACCCATAGCAAATGATATTTGACCGGCTCGATTATATAGAAAATATTTCATTCTACCTTTTTCAGCAGTTTTCAAAGTAATTTTTTCTACTCGTTGCTTACCTACTACAGTCCTTCTACCTACTATAAATGATACCCACTCGGATCCTTTTCTAATACCAGAATCAAACCATAAGTTTATTTCTTGTCCGGGTTTAAGTTTTTTAAAGACTTTTAATTTGTCATTAGGTGTCATCTGTCTAGGTTTAGATGTATCTTTCTTGGCAAGGCCGGGTCGACCAGAGATTCTCGCCTGCTGTGTTGAAAGGATACTAGTGTCACCCCATTCATCTATCTCTACTTCTTCTCTCAATCTAGGTTCTGTTCTATTCCATTTTTGTGTTGTTACTTTAAGATTGCCATCTTCATTATTGAGTGGATTATTATCTTTGTGGTGTATATCTTTCTTATCAAATTTCGTTACTTTACCATCCTTAACCATCAAACGGCGAGCTCTTAATCGAGCAGCATTACGTTCTCTCTGTTCTGGTTTGGCGTGATAGTTGTCATACTCTTTACGATAATTTCTACCTTCTTTATACCAAGCTTGTAAACCAGTTTTTTTGGTAAAACTTTCAAAATCTTCAAACGATTTAAATTTTTTCACCACTTGCTCCCTGTCAGTATCATATTTACCATCGTGGATATCAGTATAGATTTTTCTTTCATCTAAAGGCAACCATCTAACAATTAAACTATGCTCTTTTATGCGGCTCTTCTTGCGCCTATATACTTTGACATCTTTTCTCTTTTTTACTATTACAGTTGAACTATCATCTCCTGTTCCAACAACAGCAGTGCCTGTAGCATTTACTGGAGCATCTTCATCGTAGTATTTTTTAAAATTCTTCATACTTCCTCGATGTCATCTAAAGTCACATAGATTTCTGCTTTAGTCTTTTGATGAACGACTGTAAATATGTGTGTGCCCATAATTTCATCAGTAGGTGCCGTGTCTGCAAAAGCGTCTACTATGTCGCCTTTTGCGGCCGAACCGGGATAATCTTCACTGGGAATAATGTCTGTTACTATTTTATAAGTCCCCTTGGGCAACATATCACCTAAACCAAAAACTTCTTCATGTAACTCTTCTTCTGTCATATAGCCGTTATCTACTAGCCATTTAGAAAAAGTTTTTTCAATCATTTCTTCTTCTTCAACTTGAGAAGCGAAATGTTGTTTGAGTAAGAATAATGCAGTAGCATAAGTTCCCAACTTTGTTCTGACACCAGGGATTTTATGCAGTAGACGTTTCATATTAAAGATAAGACGGTGCAGTAGAGTAAAAGATTTTCTTTCCTCTCCTGTATTCAGAGTATTAGCCTTTCTTAAAAGCTTACCGTCTTTATCTATGATACCATGTTCAAATGCAGGTTGGTCTTCCCATGGGGTAGTAAGTATCCGCAAAAATCTATAGGCTACAAATAAATCTATAGCCGTTCCTTCTTCTAAATATTTTGTAGGACTGTCCATACGTGGTGATCCGTTTTTACATCTGTCATTTCAGTGTTAGGTATCATGTTTAAAAATTCCATGAATGTTTTTAGTGTAGACCAATATTCAGGTTCAATTTTGTAAAACAATAAAACACCTGCCGCTTCAACTCCGAACACATTAAGTATAACTATAATGTGGTTAAGAATCAATCGTTCTTTCAATTCGCCCGTATCGTTATACTTCTTTAAAAGTCTTTTAAGATATTTAAACCTCTTTATATCTTCAAAAAACTCCTCTTCAGTTTCACATTGCGGGTTATCATAATGTTTCATAGCAAACATCTGCCAATTTGCCGGAGTTATTACTTCATACATTGATTACGCTATTTTGGCAAGTACCCTGGTGCTGCCATTATCCTGCTCACTAAACTTATAATTTAAACTCAATCCACCATCTACTCTATGCGTAATACCATCATCGGCGATAACTTCATCAGGAGCCTGGTTGCCATCTTTACCATAACGTCCACCCCATTGTGTCAACGGGACAGAACCTTCACCTTCCCCCTCACCTAACTCAACTGCGGGAAATGTGATTCCTATTCTGGAAAGTTTCTGACGCATTTCGCCAATTGCCTGACCAGGACTTAACCAATCTTTGTCTGCAATAGAACCCACAAAAGCATTAACCATTTTTAATGTTTCTGGGTCTGCTAGGTCGGCAATATTTTTAACTCCGTCCTCTACAGGAATATCATGATTATGCATATGTTCTTTAAATGTTTTCATTATTCTTTCTCTTTAAATGAACCGGATTCTGTATCCCATTCTGGTTTTTCTTCTAATGAAAGTTCTTCTTTTTCTTCTGGTTCTGGAGCCGGTTCTACAGCAGTTTTAGGCCCTACATAAGGAACTCCACCTGCACCGTATCTCACAATTTCTTCATCAGCCATTTTCATTCTCCTTTATAAAGCTACTGACTGTGCTTCTGCTTTTGTACCTTTAGGCTTCGTTACCTGTTCAGGTTCTGAAGTAGGTCTCTCGCCTGCTTTTGTAGTAGGCTTATCATATGCAAAATCTTTGTCTGGTGTACCGCTATCGATTTCTTCTTCAGGAGGGTTTATAACCCCCAAAAAATAGTCGCATTGTTGGACAGCTCCACGTAAAGCATTTACATCAGCTACTAACTGGTTACGTTCACTATCCAACAATTCTAATCTTTTACCTATATTTGTAATTTCAGCAGTCAAAACTTCTTGTCTACTTTTTATCAACTCAGGTGTAACAACATAATTAATTGCCATAAAATATTCTCACTTACGCTATAGTTGGTCCTGCGCCAGGAGTACCAGGTCCCCAAGCACCAATAACTTGCCAACCCGTTGCCAACCACATCAATATGGCAGCATCTCCTGCATCAGCAAAAGTAAGAGTTGTTCCGTCATTCATAGTTGCAGGTGTAAGAGTTGCATCTCCACCATCAGTTATGAAAACGATAATTTTAATCTGACCAACAGCACCATCAGCTAATGTCAGTGCGATAGCACCTGAAGAAGCAACGGTTGTTACTGCGGTTGTGATGTTGACTGCACCAGCAGCTGTCAAAGCCTGTGGTGTTGAGTCAAACGCCAACCATGTTGGCATATTGTTCATTAAACTAGCAATAGAAATCTTCTTGTTTACTGGTGTCCCTGATGGGTCATCAATAACGTGAAGTAAATCTACTGCCGCAATACCTGTTCCTAGGTCTGTTAGTGCTGTAATTTTCTTATCAGCCATTTTTTTCTCCTATAAACCCTTTCGGGAATGTTACTCCATGCATACACATGGATCATTATACAGTGTTACTTAATACTACCTCTTCAATATATATTGCACCATCACTACCAGCTGTTTCGTTGATACATGATAGTTTAAAACAACTTATTAAAGTGCCACCTGCACCAAAAGCATATGCTGCTGTAGATGCAGAGTTTTTATCTGTAGTAATCGTGCTTTCAGTTGCAGCTGCTACGTTAGCATCTGTAATCAATGTATTCCATGCAGCGACAGAAGCCCCTACTAATGAAATTTGATGTCCTACAGGAAACTCATGTTTGAAATCTACAGTCATAACTGCTGGGTTAGCTACCGTAGCAGATTGTACTTTTGCAGATAATACCTGGTCGTCTGGTGATATAATAACTGAAGTGCCAGCCTTTAAATATATTCCGTTTGAAACTCCTGATGAATTTGTTACTACTGTTCCTTCATTAGAAACTTTAAAAAATACATCTTGACCACCAAACTCCGATACTCTAATAGAACTGCGCTTGCCTATAGTAAATGCACTAGTCGAGTGTTCGCTATCATCTGCTAAATTTGCAGCAGTAATAACTCCAATCTGCTTTATTAATTTAAAAGCCATTATTATGTTCCCCTATTAGCTAACAGCAGTTGTTACGCCTGTCAATTTAGATGCACTTCCAGAACTTGAACCGGCCTGGGTTGTTTCTACTACGACAGTTGAACCCGTTTTAAGTGCGGTAGTAGTGAAAAGTTCAGCACTTGCACCTGGTCCACCTAACGGTGTAGAACCTGCCATATCGCCAGCTGGCGCAGCTGTTCCGTTAGCGTCTACCATTGCAGACGAACCATCTTTACCTAAAGCATATTCTGTATCACCCAGATATCCACCTGCAACTGCTGTTGCTGGAATAGTTCCTCTAAAGACTAGTCTGTTAGTTCCTGAACCACTAAAGTATTGCATCCTCATAGAACCATCGTTGACCATATCTGTTGGTCCATAATTCTGTAAGACAAAGTTTACCTTGTTTGAATAAACGTTATCCGCTGACCATGCAGCAGATGTAACTGTGATAGCTTCATCATATGTTAATACTACATCAAATGTTTCTCCACGAGCATACTCACCAGCAGTAAAGTCTACTGATAAAATATTCGGTGCTCCTAATGCGACCGATAGGCCACCTACACACGCAATAACTTCTACTTGAGCGCTTGCATTGTCGTTTCCGCTATTAACAGTTCCTGCCCGGAGAGCCCAACCTGCCGTTGTAGCGTGTGCATCTTCTTTTGCACCACTGGCACCTTGAGCACCATCACCACCAAGCCATTTTGGTCTACTTTCTGCGGAAGTTGATTTTCCCCATAAACTCATTGTTTTAATCTCCTGTAAAGGTTTCTTTCTTATTATTTATAATAGTTTTAATTTCGTAAGGTACATCTGTAAGTCTCTATCATTTACGCCCTTAACTGTACCGGCGGCTTTATGTAATGCTATAGCAGGTTTATGACCTTGCTTTACAAACTGTTGAAAATATTTTGCCGCAACTTGATATGCCTTACTTTTTACAAGTCGTCCAAATGGACCTTCTTCTACCTCTGCCCATTCTGAAAACGATTTAATACCCATAGCCTTCTGCAAAGTTTTAAACAACGCCTTAGCATCACTATCTTTTAATGTATCTGGCAAGCCTGTCTTGAATAAATCAAAATTATTGTCGGTAGCAGCACCTCTCATCTTTGATGCAGACATTCCTGAAGCACCCGCAGCATCTGGGTCACGTTCTCCAGCACTAACTACTTCTATAGAATCAAACTTATATAACCCATGCTGTTTTTTGATGCCATTATATTTATCTAGTAGTTTCTTAAATTCTCCAACACGGTCAGAACCAGCTATCATTAATATGTCTGTGTACCCCTCATCATATAAATCTACAGCAACATCTAAAGCTGTTCTTGCAGGGCTATCTATAATGTGCTTTGCATGACCTGGAAATATCTTCCGCATAAATTTAATTTTAGACTTATAGTCCAAAGGATTCTTTTTACGGTCTTGTGATTTACTAACATAGATACGATAATCTGAGCCTTGCCGCTTTGCAGCATTCCATAGTTTTTCATGTCCTACGGTTACTGGATTAAAACGTCCGAATGTGAAAAATGCCTTCTTCATTATTCCTCATCCCATCTCGTTATCATATGATATATGTCCTGGACCATAGCCTTCACTTCTATAACGTCCTTTTGTATTTCATCTTGTTTTACTTCCATTACGGCAATTTGTTTTTCATTCTCAACAACTTGCTCAATAGCAGTAGTATTATTACCTACTTGATTATCAGTGCCAGACGCCCACCATACAGCAGCCGATGCCTGAGTCAGTAAAAATATAGCTACTGCGGGAACTGTCCAACCGTTCATTTTTGAGCCTTCGTCATTCGTTCTGTTTCTGCCTGTTTTAATTTTCTTACCATCTTTTTAGCATAGGCAGGTATCTTTGTAAACTTCTTGGCTAACATTTTATCAACCATCATCTTCTTTACAGGTGGCAATGCTGCATAATTTATATTAGGCATAGACTTTTTAATAATTGCCATTTTGGCAGCTTTCTGGGCTCTCATCCATAACTTATCTGGCGTAGCGTGTTTTTTCTTTGCCCTTTTAACCTTCATCTTAAAGGCTGACGTTTTTGCCAAACGACTCATGCGTCTAGCTGCCTTTTTTCTAGCAGCCATGTCCATAGGCTTTCGTTCTGCTATAAATTCTTTGTAAGTTTTCATCCCCAGTTTTTAGCAGCTGTAAAATTAGCCCGACTAAACTCCATTCTGTCTACTAGTTTAAGTGCCTTACCTACGTGGTCTATTGCCACAAAACCTTCTGGGTTTGTTATTTTATATCCATCTGATGTTTTCAAAAATGAGGACACTGAACTTCTTATTTGATTCAACTTCCTAATGATTAACATCTTTGCAGTTTTAATAGTTATGTATGATGCAACTACAAAATACAATGGTTTTGCATATCGTTTATATTCTTTCAGACCATTGTTCATTGCGTCTGTATATTTCTTCTTGCCTGCATCTGACTTTGCATCGCCAATTTTCTTCATCATTTTTGCAGAATAATATTTTTCAAATTCACTAACTAAACGTTTAGTATCTTTAATGCCTGTGCCTTCTCTAATTTGAGTATTAAAGAAAATCTTTAGATATGCACTCAATGAGTCTTTATCTTGGTCTTTTTCTAACACCTTCAAAAAAGGAGCTCCTGCTTTCAAAGAACCACCTGCCATTCTTAATACATTATTAAACTTTTCTGTTTCTCCTGATGTCATTGTAGCTGTTCCAGACACATCAGAAAACCCTGCATCTGTTGACCAAATAGATGATGTTGTTTTTAGTTGTTTGGCATTTACTCCAAAATTGGCTTTCATTGTTGCAATAGTGTCTCCACTATAACTTGTATGCCAAACTATTCCTATATTAGAGCCCTTTATTTTTTTGGCTAAATCACTCTTTTCTGGCACGGCATAAGTGATAGTATTGGGTCTAAAAGTAACCATACTTTCACCATCAATATTATCAGATTCTAAGTCTGAAGAAGTGTATAATAAATCTCCCTGCCATACACCAGGTATGTTAAGTTTAGGAAATTCTTTTAATGCAATCTTTAATTTGTCTGCTAAACCACCACCGTGGTTTGCATCAATATCTGCATTTGTATAGTTCAGTTTAGGGTTTTTATTAAACACTGATTTTGATCCTACAAAAAACTTTCCATTCTCTGGGTTTCTGCCTGCAAAAATAGCAGGTGCACCGTCCCACTTAACTGTTAGACTCATCTTCTTACTAGAATGACCATCTAACATATCTCTTAAAGACTCTAAAAACTTTAAGGCATTTTCTCCACCCGCAACACCATTATTAATGATGTCATCTTCTAGATGTTCTAGGTGTGTGTTCTTATCTTCTGTTAGAAGTAGACTTCTTAACGGAAGTTCATATCGAGAAAAACTTTTCATAGACTCACTGATGGGTTGGCTGATACAGAAATATCCAATTCAAAAAATGCCATGATAGATTCTATACCTTTGTTAAATAATTCTACTATAAGATTTTTTGCTGCAATCAATTTTTCAGTAAAGGCATTCCATACTGCTTTTAATTTGCCTGTTAAATTTATAATAACTTCTTTTACTTTATCAAGAAATCTACCTTCATCTAAAGCCCCCTCTGTCAACATCATTTCATATTTACTAAACTCATCATTGGCTTCTTTTTGAATTTTATCAGTTTCTTTAAAGGTAGTATCAATACCAAATCTTACTGTTTGAAAAAATGAATATCCAGCTTTCTTTTTTGCTGTCTTATATGAACCACTTTTCATATCGGCTTTCATACTCATTTGTGCGGCAACACTAGAAGTATAAGGACCACCCGGTTTTATAGCGTGCCACTTAACTTGTTCCATATTCGGATGCCATACTAACATTTGGTCAGCAAACCCCGCCGAGTCTCCTGCTTGACCGTAAACATTACCTCCAAATTTTTCCCAACCCGTCATAGCTTCCCAAGCAAACGCTTTTTGAACTTCAGGATTATTAAAAGCTTGAGCAAATAATCCTTCTAAATCTGTTTTCACTTTGCGGGCTTGATTATACGCTATTTTAGCTGCCTTATTTACTTCTTGGGCTTGTGCATTTCCCATAGTCTTTAAATCTTCTTTAGATATTTTGGATACATTGGTTGTAGTCATCCAATACTCACCTTTTTTATCTGGTCTCAATTTATATTTGCTGACTAATTTTTTAGGAACTTGACCTGCTGTTTTTGTAGTTGTTATTAAATCATCAATCTTAGCTTCTATTTTTGCTCGTAATGCAGCATCATCTTTTCCTAAGCTTTTAACAGAATCATATGCGGCTAAAGCTGTTGCTTTAGATTCTTTCTGTTCACCGGACATCAATAAGGCTTTAGGTCCTTTTACAGAAACTCCAGTACTTACTATAATATCTGCCTTAGATGTATCTTTACCTTTTCCAGTTCTATTTTTCCATTCAGCTGATACTTTTAACTTTTTACTACCTGAATGTTCTGCATTGCCTGAAGATGGAGATTTAGACTTTAACAACTCTGCATATGCCCACAATGCATCTTTCAGTTCTTCTGTACCTATTTTACTAACTTTTGTTCCTTGCCAAGAAGCCTCTTTAGACTTACCTTTCCATTTTTTTACATCTTCGTCATTAAGAATATTAGCTTTAAAAGCTTCTTCTCCTTGACTATGGCTATTCCAACAAGCAACAATCGTACCCTCCATAAGGGTAGACTCTTCTGTCGATTCTGTTAAGAGAGTATACTGACTAAAAGATTTCATAGGTGGCCCACGCAAGTTTTATAATATTTATATGTTCTAAACTTTAAACTCTCTAAACTTATCAAATACTGATGATTCTTCTTGACCAGTGTCTACTAAATCTTCTTGAGCATTCTGTGACACATCGTATAATTTCATCTTAGCTCTATCTAAACCAATAACAAATCTCTTATTTACAGTTGGGTCATTATAACGGTTCTTCAACTGTTTTACAAGTATTTGATTCATCTTTTCTAGTTCTTCTGTACCTATTAATGCAAACATCAAATCTGCTGTTGCAGGTAGTCCAAACGACTCTGATGTATCTTCTAAACCTACATCTGTTGATACAAACCCCTGTCGAGTTGTTTGTGTGGCTGATACTATCGGAATATCAAACTCTACTGCAAGACCTCTCATTTCTTCTGCAATAGATTTTATATACGAATACGAGTTAATACTGGCGCCCATCTTAAACCTACTAGATGAACAGATATTAATGTAATCAATGAATACTATATCAGGTTTAAAAGACTTCTTCAATGCTAGTTCATTAAACAATGCACGAAAATGCCCACAATGAGCTGATGCTGTTGGATACTCTTTGACTATTAACTTGCCTTTTGTCTTTTTATTAATACGACTAATCTTATCAGTATACATTCTTTTTGGCAAGTCGTGCAAATCATCCATAGATATGTTCATCAAGTTCGCATCAATACGTTCTGCAATCTTTTTGTCTGCCATTTCTAATGTGATATATAACACATTCTTACTCTGCATCAATGTAGACGCTGCAACATGACACATGAATAAAGATTTACCCACACCCGTACCTGCAAGACAAATATTCAATGTCTTATTAGGCATACCGCCTTTGGTAATCTTATTAAAGAAATCTAAATCGAATGGTATTTTTTCTTCGATTGTATGATAGAAGTCATATCGTTCATCAGACTGTTCGATATAATCGTGTCCAACGTGAACATCAAACGATACTGCTAATGCTTCAGTTAATATTTCTGGTATAGCTTCTGGAGTTTGGTCCTTATTCTTACCATCAATTATTTGAATACCAGAAAATATGGCATTATAGATAGCTCTATCCTTACACCACTTCTCTGTTTCATTAACACACCATTGAGTTTCAACTTCAGAATCGGTAATATTATTTGAAATATATTCTTGAACAGACTTATACTGGTCCTCATTCAAAGAAATTTTCTGAACGTCAATTAACAACGCCTCAATATTTGGAGAATTATTATATTTCTCTGTATATTGATTTATAGATTTGAAAATAGACTTTTCAGTGTAGTCTGAAAAATAATCTTCTTTAATAAAAGGAATAACTTTACGAGTATATTCCTCATTATGAATCAAGTTGCTTAATATTGTCGATTCTAGTCTCATCATTATACCCTAAAGTTCCGTCAGCCAATTTCTTTTCAACAGTCTCCATTAATATTGGCGATATAATGGGACCAAACTCATCTTTAACTATAACACAATCATCTGGCTTTGTCAATATGTTCCAAGTAAACTTTACTGGTATACTTTCTGCTTCATCTGGATTTTCAACGTGTTGAATTTCAACACCATCAAATTGAAAAACAACCCCAGCATAAGTACCTTCTAATATTCTAAACGCAACCTGTTTAGTTTCTTTATGTTCTACATATTCATATAGAATTACTTGTGCTTTATCCATATTTAAATTTCCCTTGAGCATATGTATCTAACTGTTTCATAACTTCTTCAGTATAATATTTCTCTGGGTCATTATTTATAGTCTTGCCAAATGTCTTTGTACCATCAGGTAACTCTATACGAGTCGATACTGATTTAAATACATCAGCTTCTACTGCTAACTCTAAAAGACCATAATACCTGTCTAAACCCTTCGTGTAAGACAACCTAACGTCTACCATCTGGTTCTCTTTTGTAAGTCTAGATTTGTATGTCTTACAATGGATGATGTTGCCTACGACTGCTGTGCCATCTTTATCTTTCTTTTTTGATAGATAAATGATTTGAGATGCGGCATATTTAAGTCCACTACCTCCACCCATTTCTTTCTGTGGGAACATCGAACCAACCACATCATATGTATGGTTAGTCAGTATCAAAGGCACACCAAGTTTACCCAACTTCAATGTCAATACTCTGAACGTAGCCTTAACAATCTGGGCTCTCGTCATATCTTTAGTTTCTTTACCGGCTTCAGTATCTTCAATCTCTTTAGTTGTAGATAACATACCAAGGCTATCAAGACACATCAACAGAGGAGGACGTTCTTCATCCTTCTCATAGGCTTCTAACACTGTCAATGATTGATAACGAAACTCCTGTACTGTAGTTACAGGCATCATCAAAACTCTGGTAGAATCTATACCTCTATCTTCAACCATTTCTTTTGTAATGGCAGACTCACTTTCAAAAAATACTACTTGCGCTTCCGGGTCCGCTTCGAGGAATGCCCGAACGACTCCAAGAACAAAGAACGTTTTGCCAGTCGCTGATTCACCAGCGATGGCAGTAATCTTATTTTGAGGTAGCCCACCATATAGGCTACCGGAACAAAGAGCATTAAAAATAAAACTGCCAGTATCGACATAACCACTGACATCAGCAGTAGCAAGACCGTCGCTAACAATTGTACCATAGGGGTTCCCCACTTCTTTTATTACATTTTTCAAAAAACTCATATTTCACCTCTATTATCATTATACACTATTCCGCTAAAAATGTCAATAGCGAAAATGTCCTTTGCGTAGATTTGGTATTAACAAATCCATCACTTCTTTAATTTCTGGCAACGTCAACTGTGAAGATGTACTAGGGTCGAGATACGCTGCCTGATATAAGTAATCTCGATTTTCTTCTATTAGTCCTCTTACAAACATACGTTGCATACTGATATTACTCTCACATAAACTTGCACATTGAGGTGGCAATTCTCCTATAGAGCAATATTTTATACCTTCACCATCTACTACACACGGCACCTCTACACAAGCATCTTGTGATAAATTAGTAATCAAATGTGTATTAGGCACATTACCATATATCATAACGGGGACATTCATTTCCTTTGCAGTAATAATTTT